TGGGAACCGTCCACTTCTGAAGCTAGATCTAAACGAATCGATGGGGCGTCCGTCGCAGAATGGATTCGCGAGGGACACGCCACAAAGCATCGTGATGTGATCTATGTCAAGGACTACGATGAGAACGCAATCGTTCTCAAGTGCCAAGATATGTTCGATGATTTCCTCGAAGACGAGGGGATCACGGAGCTCCAAGATGAAAATCCTGGGGCGAAGGCGATCGGTGACATCATCCTTTGTCGGATGGAATGTCAGCGGAACTACTGGATAGACGGATCACTCCGCCATTAAGTAGTGCCTTCCAGCTTCAGTTTACTACCGCAGCAAACTGGCTTGGTTTACGCCAACAAACATTCCGCTTCTGCGGGGCCTAAACACAGTTTAGTTCTGCCGTTACTGTACGTGTACAGCACGGCGGGACTGAGAACTGTGTCCCCAAAGATTGGCGGGAGGTTGTCGGGCAGACCAGAGACAGCGTCCTTTCGGACTGCGACGTTCTGTATGCTAACGTGTACAGGTACGCCGTTTGGAATCGTTCGAAGGAACGAATCCATGGATGTTGTTTTCATATGTTTCTGACTCCGCTTCAAGCGGACAAGGGACATTGGGCTAGTTGTTGTGTCGTTACGGGTCATGGAGAGGTTGTACATGCTCTAGGAAGTTTACCATTATGGAAACTGATAAGAGCCTAGATGAGTTTGAAATCATCGCTGCACTCCTCCATGACGTCTCACGACTGCATGGATTGGTGTTCAACACTCGTAGCTTACGGCTGACAACTAAAAAGGTCAGCAACCGTCTACGTTCGGAAGGCTTGGGTTTTCTCACGAAAACTTTGCCCCGTCTCGGTAAGGCGCTTGAAAAGGCGCTTAACGGAGTATCCAAATTGTCAGCTGTCGAGCTTGGGTTCTCACCCATGCCTGATAGTGAACTTCCGAGGTTTCTCGGTGAGTTCTTTCAATTGGTACTCTCCCCAGACGGAACTGCCCTTCCGGAACCCTGCACAGAATGTGTCAAGGTAATAAGGCAAATCGCGTACTATTTTTACAAGTACGAGCTACCCTATACAGATGAACAAGAACAAAAGGTTACAGCCGCGTTCGAAAGAACTGAGCTGGAACTTGCTGAAACTGATACTCTTCTTCCTACTCAGGAAGAGATGGTATCTTACACTACTGCTTGGCGTAATCGTAGGCTGCAAAAGCCTAGAACTGAAGACGGAGAAATTCCGGATTCGTTTTCGCAGCACGTCCGAGTCAAACATGACTTGGATCGTGCAGCCCGACGCCGCTTGGAAGTAGCTCGCAGTGCGAGGTCACTCTTAACGAGTGTTTTCTCACACTTCGATCC